CGGCTGGGGCGGAAATGGTGGAGGAGCAAATTCTCCTGCATTTCAGGGTTATGCAACCCGTGCCGATATCGACGCAGCGCTGTCCACGCAGGGAATCGAAAACGGGATCCAGGACCTTTCCGGCCAGCTTTGCAACGGCCTTGCTGGCGTAAACGCCAACCTGTCAAATCTGGGTTATCAGATGCAGCAATGCTGCTGCGATACCCGTGAGGCTATTGCTGGCGTAAACTACAACATGGCAGCCCAGACAAACATCCTACAGAATACCGTAAACAACGGATTCCGCGATGTAATTGACGCGCAGAACGCCGGGACACAGCGCATCATCGACCTGTTTACACAGGACAAGATACAGTCTTTGCAGACCGAGTTACAGTCCGCACAGCTCCAGCTGTCTAACAACGCACAGACAAACAGCATCTTAAATGCTTTGAGACCTACACCCGTTCCGTCTTATCCGGTCATGTCCCCGTACACGTCCATCGTAAACCCGACAGGCTTTAGCTTTGGCGCCGGATGTGGCTACGGAGGCAACACGGGATGCGGATGTTAAAACTTCAGACGGAGTATCTTCGTGGCATTATTTTGCCATGATGTTCGGCTGATGCCGTTATTCACAAAAAGGGGCAGGCTGAGAACGTCTGCCCCTTTTGAAATGAAGGGAGAATAAAATGATTGAGTTAGTAAACACAACGCCGGTCACGGTCCCAGTAGGGCAGTCCATCCCGTTTTCGGCAGTGGCAACAAAGGGCGGATGCGCAGAAAGACACAGGGCTGGAAGCGCGCAGATAACGCTTGTAAAGCCCGGTAGATATCTGATCACATTTTCCGGGAACGTCGCAGTACCGACTGAGGAAACGGTAGGAGAAGTGGCGCTGGGAATTGCCAGAGATGGGGAAATTCTCGGCGGCACGGTGATGCGTGCCACCCCTGCGGCAGTAGAGCAGTATTTTAACACATCGTCCCAGACATACGTCGATGTGTTCTGTGGATGCTGTGAAAACGTTTCCATCAAAAACGCAGGGACAATTCCTGTGTTAGTAGACAATCCGAACATAACAGCTGTTCGGGTTTGCGGTTAAGGAGGGCAGACCATGAGTTACAAATTGATGCAGAATATCCGGGAAGAGCTGGATAAAATCGCGGAAAAAGGTCTGAACACAGGCAATCTTGAGACCGCATACAAATTGATAGACATGTTGAAAGACATGGAAAATGTGGAATACTGGAAGTGCAAAGAGGGCTATTATAACGCCGTTCTCGACGAAATGGAAGGCGGATATAGCCAGGCAGGAGACCACAGCGAGAGGCGGAAACGCGACAGCCGTGGGAGATACAGCAGGGATGATGGAATGAGCATGACGGCCTATGACGATGGATCATCCTATGCGCGACGTGGGGAGCACTATGTAAAGGGGCACTATAGCCGTGGAAACGGAAACAATGACCCTTATGATGATTACATGGAAAACAAGCAGTCTTATCGCAACGGCAAGTCTGAGGATTGCAAGCGGCGTATGCTGGCCGCTCTGGAAGAGCATATGGATGCACTGACGGAAGAGCTGGGAGATCTGTCAAAAGATGCAGACTGCCGAGAAGAGAGGGAGACCATTTCGCGGTATATCGAAAAATTACGAAAGATGATGTGAGTAAAGGCGGCGAGGAAACTTGCCGCTTTTGCTTTAAACATGGGTACGCCATAGTTTTTTTTGTTTGGTAAAATGTATTAAAGGCTATGGAAAGGAATGATCATTATGGAGATCAAAAGGGTATACTGTCCTGTCTGTAATAATAAAACGCGGTCAGCATTCCGCAAGGATACGACAGCGCATAATCTTCCGGTGTTTTGCCCGAAATGTAAAACGACCAGCCTCGTGAATATTGAAAACGGAAAGGCAGAGCCTATCGTCCGTTAAGTGCCAGACGCCAGACGCAGAGCCAGTGATTTGTAAGGATTTCTTACAGATTGCTGGCTCTTTTTTGTATTTGTATTTCCTCCTTTACAGCACACAGCCTTGCGGGAAGGTTGAAAATGCGGTTCGACTCCGTCTGTGTGCAATCCTGTAAATCGTAATTGCAGGAAAATCCATCCCATCTTTCTTTGTTTTTGCCACCGTGCATGGAAGCAGCCGGGTTCAAGCCCCGGCGCACGGTATAGGTGCATTGTTTAGACAGCGCCGATCATTACGCTTTTCGCCCGGTCCGCTACCCCGGGCGCTTTGTGGGATAGCTCAGGAGGTAGAGCAGCGGCCTTATAAGCCGTGTGTCATGGGTTCAATTCCCATCCCCACAACTACCCCGCCCGTGGTTTATCGGGCTTAATCCATACCGCTGACGGGCGGTTAATCAATCACGTTTAGGAGGATAAAGATGCAGAATATTGAAGCAATTTTGACAGAGCTGGGAATTGAGGTCTCGGCGGACAAAAAGGAAAGCCTTACGAAAAAGGTGGCGGAAAATTACGTCACGAAAGCTGAACATGAAAAGAAGCTGGGAAAGGCTGAGACTGACCGGGACACGTGGAAAGAAAAAGCTGAGACGGCAGAAAGCACCCTGAAAGGCTTCGAGGGCGTTGACCTTGAAACAATGCAGAAGGATTTGGCTGATTGGAAGAAAAAGGCCGAGGATGCCGAGAAAAACGCACAGGCGCAGCTGTATGAGAGAGATTTCACGGACGCTCTGAAAACGGAGTTTGAAGGAATTAAATTCTCGAGCGAAGCGGCAAAGCGCGCAATTATGGCAGAAGTCAAGGAGGCCGGATTAAAACTGAAAGACGGGAAAATCCTCGGACTGAATGACCTCATAACCCAGATGAAGGAAAAGGACGCTTCGGCATTTGTTGACGATGAGCAGCAGAAAGCACAGCAGAATCAGGCACGCTTTACACAGCCGACAAACAAGCAGGGGCAGGGCGGCGCGCTGACGAAAGACCAGATTATGAGCATCAAGGATGCTTCTGAGCGTCAGGCTGCAATTGCTGCGAACATGAGTTTATTTAATTAAAGCAGGAGGGCAATTATGGCGGCAAAGGCCAATATAATCGGAACAACAGATATACAGGTAACAGCCAGAGAGCTGGACTTTGTTACGCGTTTTGAACGCAACTGGCAGCATCTGCGGGAAATCTTGGGGATTATGCGCCCCATCAAGAAGCAGCCCGGCGCAGTGCTGAAAAGTAAATACGCGGAGGGGACGCTCGAGGATGGTGCAGTAGGCGAAGGCGAGGATATCCCGTATAGCAAATTTACCGTAAAGGAAAAGAAGTATCAGGAAATGACCATCGAGAAGTACGCGAAGGCCGTTTCGATTGAAGCAATCAAAGACCACGGTTATGACAACGCTGTCCAGATGACTGACGACGAGTTCCTCTATCAGCTTCAGGCGGGCGTGACAAAGAAGTTTTACGACTATCTGAAAACCGGAACGCTCACGTCCGAGGAAACAACCTTCCAGATGGCGCTTGCGATGGCAAAGGGCAAGGTTGAGAACAAGTTTAAGCAGATGCACCGGAACATCACCGGGGTTGTCGGCTTTGTGAACATCCTTGATGTGTACAAGTATCTCGGAGCAGCGAACATCACCATCCAGAATCAGTTCGGCTTCCAGTACCTGAAGGATTTTATGGGGTTCAATACAATTTTCCTCCTTTCTGACAGCGAGATCCCGGCTGATACGGTAATCGCTACACCGGTGGAAAACATCGCTATGTATTACATCGACCCCAACGACAGCGATTTTGCAAAAGCCGGCCTTGTGTACACCACCAGTGGCGAGACCAATCTGATCGGTTTCCACACACAGGGCAACTACAACACCGCCGTGTCTGAGGCGTTTGCGATCACCGGCCTTGTGCTGTTTGCGGAATACCTGGATGGTATCGCGAAAATCACCGTAAATGCGGGGGGTTGATGGCCGCCAGTACACCCCTGAATACTGACGGCGAACCGCTTTCCGGGGAAACAAAACGGAAGAGTAAGAGATAAGGAGGACGACGGGATGGCATACACCACATTTACATTTTATGAGCAGACCTATCACGGGAATGTCGTCCCGGCGGAGGAATTTGACCGTATCGCAGACCGTGCCAGTGACTTTTTGGACACAATAACCTTTGACCGATTGGCTGACGGCTTACCGTCTGATGAAAGGGCGGCGACAAAGGTACAGAAGGCCGTGTGCGCGGTCTGTGACAAATTATATCAACTGGAGCTGGCAGAGAAGAAAGCGCTGTATTCCGCTGGGGGGACATCTTCCGGCGGGGCTGGCGGTGTTACTTCGGGAGTAATTACTTCCAAGTCTGCCGGTTCTGAATCAGTTTCCTACGCCTCCCCGTCTGAAATGGCAAACGGCGCAAAGGCATGGAGCGCGGTCTACCAGGCGGCCGGGGATGCACAGGAGACGAACAAGCTTCTGGCAGATGCGGCAATGCTTTATCTAGCAGGAGTGAAAAATGATGATGGCGTACCGTTGTTGTACGCAGGAATAAGGTAGAAATGGGTAACAATAAATTTTTAGCTTTATGCAAAAAGATTGTGGTTAAACAGGAGGATTAACTCATGGACATTACGACATTAGGAACTTGTGTGGCCATCGTGGCTATCTGCTATGTTATCGGTCTGGGCTGTAAGGCGGCGCAGAAAATCCCGGATGAGTGGATTCCGGTCATTATGGCGGTATGCGGCGGCCTTCT